ATACAAAAGTTTTTATATTTGGGGTGCTTCGTCTTATCTATGGTTTAATCCTATTGGTTGGTATCAGCACGCTATTTTGCCTATGATAAAAAGATATTCAGAAATACAAGCAGAAGGGCAGAAAAGGAGTATGTATGGGACTCTAAGAAGCAGGGAAGGCAGAAGACCAACTCAGAGTACGCAGATGATGTGTTGCAGTTTCTAGAGCCTCATGGCGTGCGTGCAGTGTACGTTGATCCTAGTGCCGCGGCCTTCAAGTTAGAACTTAGGAAGCGAGGATTACACGTCGTAGATGCCAATAATGATGTGCAGAATGGAATAGAATTCATGTGCTCTGAGGTTAAGAAGGGATCTCTCCTGATATGCAGGGATTGTCCTAACTTAATCAGAGAGATGGAGTCTTATGTATGGGATTCTAAGGCAGCAGAGAAGGGAGACGATTGCCCTGTGAAGAAAGATGACCATGCTATTGATGCAATGAGGTATGCCGTGTTTAGCCATAAAATATCTGTTTACGATTATCAATCGCATGCTAAGATTCAACAGAATTATGTGCAAAATAGGTTTAATTCTGTAAGGAGTTTTTGATGGAGAAAGCTAAGGAATTTATTATAAATTGTTACGGAATATTTTGGATATATGAGGACGAACAAGTTTTGTGGTTATCTAAAGAAGGGAACATTTCGTGTAATTATGAAAAATTACCAACAGAGGTTAAAGAATTTCTTGGTGAAGAAAAAAGTGTTATTTGGGAATCAAAAAATATTAAACTGGTGGAGTAATTTTTGATGGAGCTTTTTTCTTATCAAGAAAATGCAATCCAGGCAGTTTTTTCAGATCCATCGCATAGTCAGCTTATTTCCATGCCAACAGGGACAGGAAAGACAGTAACCTTTTTAAATTTAGCTAAGAGGAAACAAAAAAAATGTCTAATCATTGTCCATAGAGAGGAGTTGTTATACCAAACTTATGAGAAAGCGAAATTATGGGGTTTTGAAGAAAATGAAATATCAATTATTTCGAGTACGAAAAAGCAGGATATCTCAAAAATTAACATTGCTATGGTACAAACTTTGTCTAAAAATCTTGAGAGATATAGGCCAGATGACGTAGAAATGGTAATTATAGATGAGGCACACCATGCTACTGCTTTGTCTTACATTAAAATTCTAGAATATTTTAATGTATTTTCGGGTAAAAAGCTTTTATTAGGATTTACTGCGACTCCTCTCAGGGGAGATAAGTTACAGTTATCTTCTATATTTCAGTCTCATTCTTTTAAAATGACTTTGGCAGAAGCAACACAACAGGGATATATTTGTCCAGTTTTTGGCATGAGAGTAGTAATAGACAAAGAGTTAGAAGATATAGAAAGTACTGCTGGGGATTATAAAATTGACCAGCTAGATAAGATAATGAATTGTGAATCTGTTAATAAAATAGTGGCAGAGAGATGTCAGCATTTAGACAAAGTTCCTGCTATAATTTTTTGCACTTCTGTTGATCATGCCACAAAAATAGCTTATCTTTTAAAAGATAAAAATCGTAGTTGTGAGTGCGTTTCTTATAAGACTCCTAAGAATGAATTAGAAAAAATCATGAAGGACCTAAGAAATGGAGAATTAGAATTCATTACTAACGCTGTAAAATTGTCAGAAGGCTTTGACTATCCTCCGATTCAATCTATCATCTCAGTGCGCCCAACTCGTAGCCCAGTATTATATAAACAGATGATAGGAAGGGGGCTAAGATTATCGAATAATAAACAGGATTGTTTTGTGCTAGAATTTTGTGGGAATGATTCTAAGATGTTGTCTTGGGATGATATAGATCAAAACTCTACTTTTCAATGTTTTACAGAATCTCAAAGAAAGTCATTAAATGAAGCCATCGAATTTTACAGAGCTAAATTTGTAAATCCCAAAGTTAAAGTTTTAGATGTAAGGCTTTCGCCATTTCAGTTTTATGAATGTAGGGTAAGAAGAATAGAAAAATTTAAGAATTTCTATTATTTACCTCATGATAGGGGGTTTACAGTATTTAAATTAGTTGGCGTTAAAGGCCCTGGAAATATATCAGAGAGAGAAAGTGGATTTAATATCTGGGGTTGTGAAGTCTTTTGGAAAGAACAATACAAAAGTTTTTATATTTGGGGTGCTTCGTCTTATCTATGGTTTAATCCTATTGGTTGGTATCAGCACGCTATTTTGCCTATGATAAAAAGATATTCAGAAATACAAGCAGAAGGGCAG